TAATACTTACTTGATATATTAATGCTCACTGACACCATTCCGCAAAGTAAATAAAAACAACGCATTAGGCGGAGGACGTAGGACGACAACGACAAAGGCGGAAAATTAACTTGCGGAGGGGGTCAACATACTATAAATTATGCGACAGGTTTAGCCTGTCCGAAAACCCTAACAAACCCAAAACCAACCCATGGTAAACAAAATCTTCGACAGCGTAGCTGTCAAAAAAAACAAGATGAGCGCTTTCGACCTAAGTCGGGAACAGAAGCTCTCTTGCAATATGGGGGAACTTATCCCCACCTACTTGGAGGAAGTGCTGCCTTCCGACCAGTTCTCTGTTAAAACCGAAACGCTGCTTCGTTTCGCTCCGATGCTGGCTCCGATCATGCACCGGGTCAACGTTTATCTTCATTACTTCTTCGTACCTCACCGCATCGTGTGGAACGAATGGGAAGAATTCATCACCGGGGGAAAGAACGGAACATCCGCCCCCACCTTCCCATCCTTCACGATGGACAGCACCGTACAGACCTCCCGTCTGTCTGATTATCTCGGCATCCCGATTGATGCGACACCAACGCTCAACACAGGCTTTGAAATTTCAAGCCTTCCGTATCGGGCTTATCAGAAAATCTGGAATGACTACTACCGGGACCAGACTCTTCAAAACGAAATTGACGTGCATACGGCATCCAAAGCCGATCTTTGCACTCTCCGCAATCGTTGCTGGGAGAAGGACTACTTCACCTCTGCGCTACCATTTGCGCAGCGTGGAGTAACTCCGAATCTGCCTATTGGAGTTGAATACATGGATCAATCCGTGGCATACAATTCCAACACAGACAATCCGCTTGTCAACACGTACAGTATCAGATCTGGCGATGGAGCGAATCCAGGGTTGACAAACCAGACGGACAACACGCCTCTTCGCATTGAAAACATCGAGAATCTGACGCTCACGATCAACCAGCTCCGTGAAACCTCGGCAATCCAGCGATTCCTTGAAAGAAACGCACGGGGCGGTGCTCGTTACATCGAGTACATCAAACAATTCTTCAACGGTGCACCCGTTAAAGATTCCCGCCTCCAACGTGCTGAATACCTCGGTGGCGGCATGCAACCCGTGATGATTTCGGAAGTCCTCAACACTACCGGAACCGTTGACAACGAATTCGGTGGCATGGCTGGACACGGTATTGCTGCCGGCACTACGAACCAGTTCACGAAAACCTTCGAGGAGCACGGCTATGTGATCGGAATCATGTCCGTTATTCCGAAATCCGCCTATCAGTACGGCATCCCGAAAACCTTCCTTAAAACCGACAAATACGACTACTACAACCCCGAATTCGCCAACCTTGGCGAACAACCGATTCTCGGCGCGGAGCTGTATTACGATGAATCGGACAACAACCACAACCTCGGCACGTTCGGCTACCAACAACGCTTTGCCGAGTACAAATATGGGCAATCTACCGTACACGGTGAATTCCGCTCGGTATCTCCCGGTACTCTCGACTTTTGGCACCTCGCACGCAAGTTCGCTTCCAAATCCGATGCGGTACTCAACGCCTCCTTTGTGGAGTGCGTACCTGACAAGCGAATATTCGCTATCACTGATCCGGATGAACAGGTACTCTGGGTGCAGCTCTATCACGATGTTAAAGCTCGTCGCCCGATGCCATACCATGCACTTCCAAGCCTCCAATAACATGCCAACAACATCACCATTTCCGTCCAAACAATCGTACAAAAAGAATCCGTCCAAAGGGGAGAACAATAAGCTCCCCTCTCTGACGGTTCAGAACGATTCCCTCACGATATCTGAAATCATCAGACGATACGCCAATGGAATTCCTGTACAGTTCAAGCAATCCCAGTATCTGGACGTACAGGACATTCAGTCTATCAACCGTTTCTATTCCCCGGCTATTGATCTCACCGACCTGGACACTCTCAACGAGCAGATCGGGCATCTCAACGATGCGGTCAACGCCTTGCAGAAACAGAAAGACGCCATAACCTCACCGTCAGAACCCCAACAGGAGTCCGCAGATGGCACTCCTTGAAGTCCTCGGAAGCGCCCTTGTAGAAGGGGGCGTTTCCGCTTTTAATGACTGGCGGCAAAACACGCAGCGCAAGGAATTGTCGAAATACGAATTCCGCATGAACAAAAAAATGTGGGATCTCCAAAACCAGTACAATTCACCGCTGGCACAGATGCAACGCCTTAGGGATGCCGGATTGAACCCGAAACTGGTATATGGCCAAGGTGCGGTCGGCAACACATCCAGTCCAGCACCCAAATACGTGGCACCGGAGTTTGAATCCAATATCAGTCTTCCGAACCCACTGGAAACGCTGAACCAATACCACGCTATTCGGCTGCAAGAAAAACAGGAAGCCGTTCTTGCGAAAGAAGCGGCTCTGAAATCCTCTCAGATCGTCAACAACAAGCTCAAAGCCATTGAAATGGGTGTTCGCACTGGCATCCTCCGACATGACGACAAAATAAAGGCTGCACAAGCCAATATCGCTTCTGAGCTTGCCACGCACCAGTTGTCCCAACAGAGGGCAACTGCGAACAATGCCGAAACCCAGGGCAAAATCTTGGAGTTCGAACGACAGATGAAGGAAATCGACCTCAAATGGAAGAATAACGGAGTCAACCCTACTGACGCTTACCCGTTCCGTCTGATCAGCAATATGCTGGCTGACAACGGGGCATCTCCAACTGAGATTATCGAATTCTGGAAACAATACCCCACAATCTTCCACTGGATGTCCAGAGAAGACCCCGAAGCCCTCGACCCGTTTGGAATGAGGGGAAACCGTAACAAACCAATAATCCGATAATATGGCACGCAAATCACGCTCCCGGCGCTCGAAATACTACGTTGTTTCACGTGGCGGTATCCGCTTATAAGCTACACCACAATGGCTTGCGTGACACCGTTACAGTTGAAACAGGAAAGAGGGGGCAGTGCTCCCTCTTTTCATATGGTGCCATGTGGAAAATGCGGCGCTTGCCAGGAAGCCCGCCGCAACCAATGGACATTTAGAAACCAGGTCGAACACAAACACGCTCATAGTTCGCACTGGATCACTCTCACCTACCACGATGAAACACTACCAAAAAACACGGAGGGAACACCTGTACTATCGAAGAGGGATTTGCAACTCTTCTTCAAAAAACTGCGAAAGGAAAACGCAAGACGCTGGCAGCATCAGATCCGCTACTACGCCATTGGCGAGTACGGATCAGTGACGAAAAGGCCGCACTATCACGTGCTTCTTTATAACTGCCACCCGGACGTATATCCGAAAATACTCAAAATATGGGGAAACGGTCTTGTGTATCTTGCTCCTATCACTGACGCAGATATTCACTACACCACGAAATACCATTTGAACAAAGATGTTCAGACTGTTCACCCTGTTCCTGAGTTTGCTCTCATGTCTAAAAGACCTGCAATCGGCTATCAATACATTGACGCAAATCGCAACCTTCATAAGCAAAACTTACAGACGTTTGTCTATCAAAAGGGGCACAAAACTCTTATGCCCCGATACTACAAAGACAAAATCTTCACAAAGGAGGACAAACTCTATATATCAGTTGAATCTACAATTCAGACGAAAAAACGACATGAAAAGGAAACACGATACTTAGCCGAAAAAGGCTTCGAAAATCCGGAGAACGAAATGTTCGACCGAGCCATAAAAAACGCAAAGAAAATCCGTCATAAATCCAAAGAAAACAACCGCTTATGACATTCTCAAAGATTAAACAGATGCACATCGAGGACGTGAAACGATCTCGGAATAACCGCCAGCTCTATCTAGCAATGGCGGTAACACTGTTGCGCTTGACCATGAAGCGCAACAATAAAGCCAGTGAGGACACGCTGGAGCGAAGCGCAAGCGTGCCGGAACTGGCGGCGCGGAGCGCCACGGCGAAGCCGCAAAAGACCCCTTAACAAGGGGTCTCAGAGCATTAATACTTACTTGATATATTAATGCTCATTGACACCATTCTGTAAAGTCAATAAAATCAACGCATTAGGCGGAGGACGTAGGACGACAACGACAAAGGCGAAAAATTAACTTGCAGAAGGGGTCAACCCAATATAAATTATGCGACAGGTTTAACCTGTCCGAAAACCCTAACAAACCCAAAACCATGGTTAACAAAATCTTCGACAGCGTAGCTGTCAAAAAAAACAAGATGAGCGCTTTCGACCTTAGTCGGGAACAGAAGCTCTCTTGCAACATGGGGGAACTTATTCCCACATATTTGGAGGAGGTGCTGCCTTCCGACCAATTCTCAGTCAAAACCGAAACGCTGCTTCGTTTCGCTCCGATGCTGGCTCCGATCATGCACCGGGTAAACGTCTATCTTCACTACTTCTTCGTGCCTCACCGTATCGTGTGGAACGAATGGGAAGAGTTCATCACCGGGGGTAAAAACGGAACGTCTGCCCCCACCTTCCCAACCTTCACGATGGACAGTACTGTACAGACTGCCCGTCTGTCCGATTACCTCGGCATCCCGATTGATGCAACCCCAACCCTGAATACAGGCTTTGAAATTTCAAGCCTTCCGTATCGGGCGTATCAGAAAATTTGGAACGATTACTATCGGGATCAGACTCTTCAAAACGAAATCGACGTGCATACGGCATCAAAAGCTGACCTCTGCACTCTTCGAAACCGTTGCTGGGAGAAAGACTACTTCACTTCTGCGCTTCCATTTGCGCAACGTGGTGTAACTCCGAATCTGCCTATCGGAATTGAATACATGGATCAGTCCATTGTGGTAAACTCCAATACTGGTACACCAACCACAAACACAACAAGCCTCAACGCGTCCAACGGCGTCGATCCCGGAATGACTTATGCCGGAAACACCATTCCTGGCCGCATTGAAAACATCGAAGCGCTCACGCTCACGATCAACCAGCTGCGTGAAACTTCCGCTATTCAGCGCTTCCTTGAAAGAAACGCACGAGGCGGTGCTCGGTACATCGAGTACATCAAGCAATTCTTCGACGGTGCTCCCGTCAAAGATTCACGCCTGCAACGTGCTGAATATCTCGGAGGCGGCATGCAACCCGTGATGATTTCCGAAGTCCTTAACACAACAGGAACGGTCGACAACGAATTCGGCGGTATGGCTGGACACGGTATCGCTGCCGGCACCACAAATGAGTTCACGAAAACTTTTGAGGAACACGGCTACGTGATCGGAATCATGTCCGTCATTCCGAAATCCGCCTACCAGTACGGCATCCCGAAAACCTTCCTCAAAACCGACAAATACGACTACTACAACCCCGAATTCGCCAACCTTGGCGAACAACCGATTCTCGGTGCCGAGTTGTACTACGATGAATCGGACAACAACCACAACAAGGGAACCTTCGGCTATCAACAACGCTATGCCGAATACAAATACGGACAATCTACCGTACACGGTGAATTCCGCTCAGTATCTCCCGGTACTCTCGACTTCTGGCATCTTGCCCGGAAGTTCGCTTCCAAAACCGATGCGGTACTCAACGCTTCCTTCGTGGAGTGCGTACCCGACAAGCGAATCTTCGCTATCACCGATCCGGACGAACAGGTACTCTGGGTGCAGCTCTATCACGATGTGAAGGCTCGTCGCCCGATGCCATACCATGCACTCCCTAGCCTCCAATAACATGCCAACAACTTCACCATTTCCATCCAAACAATCGTACAAAAAGAATCCGTCTAAAGGGGAGAACAACAAGCTCCCCTCTCTGACGGTTCAGAACGATTCGCTCTCGATCTCTGAAATCATCAGACGATACGCCAATGGAATTCCTGTACAGTTCAAGCAATCTCAGTATCTCGACGTACAGGACATTCAGTCCATCAACCGTTTCTATTCCCCGGCTATTGACCTCACCGATCTGGACACTCTCAACGAGCAGATCGGACATCTCACCGATGCGGTCAACGCTTTGCAGAAACAGAAAGACGCCATAATCTCACCGCCAGAACCCCAAAAGGAGTCCGCAGATGGCACTCCTTGAAGTCCTCGGAAGCGCCCTCATACAAGGGGGCGTTTCCGCTTTTAATGACTGGCGTCAAAACACGCAGCGTAAGGAATTGTCGAAATACGAGTTCCGCATGAACAAAAAAATGTGGGATCTCCAAAACCAGTACAATTCACCGCTTGCTCAGATGAACCGTCTGCGTGATGCGGGTCTGAACCCGAAGCTCGTATATGGACAAGGTGCGGTAGGGAACACTTCCGGCCCAGCACCGAAATACGTGGCACCGGAGTTCGAATCCAATATCAGCCTCCCGAACCCATTGGAAACGCTGAACCAATACCACGCTATCCGGCTGCAAGAAAAACAGGAAGCCGTCCTTGCGAAAGAAGCGGCTCTGAAATCCTCTCAGATCGTGAACAACAAGCTCAAAGCGATTGAAATGGGTGTCCGTACGGGCATCCTCAGACACGACAAGAAGATTCGGGAAGCGCAAGCCAATATCGCTGAGGAGTTAGCCAAACATGAGCTCTCCTATAAATCGGCAACGGCTACCAACGCAGAAACCCAAGGCAAAATCTTGGAGTTCGAACGACAGATGAAGGAAATCGACCTCAAATGGAAGAATAACGGAGTCAACCCTACTGACGCTTACCCGTTCCGTCTGATCAGCAATATGCTGGCTGACAACG